TACAGACTTTAAATAGTGGCAGTAGCGATCCTAGTGCAAATGTAGCTTTTCAATTATCTGTTAATACAACATCTAACTTACTAAAAATAAGAAATGCAGCTAATAATGCATATATAGAGATCGGTAATGTTACACAGGCAAATTTAGGTTTAGCAAAACTTTCTGGATCAACATTTACTGGGGATGTTATACATAATTACACAACAGCTTTACAAATACCTGTTGGAACTACTGCACAAAGACCTGGCTCACCTTCAACAGGTGACTTTAGATTTAATAGTACGACCACTTCTGCTGAAATATATAACGGATCTGAATTTACTGCTGTAGGAGGCGGTGCTGGAGCTACAGGGGGAGGTAATGATGAAGTATTCTTTGAATCAGATCAAGCGGTTACAACTGATTACACTTTAACTGCAAGTAAACACGCACATACTGTCAGCCCTACAATAAATTCTGGTGTTACTGTAACTGTGCCATCTGGTGCAATCCTTGTTATTCTTTAATTATGGCTTTAAACATTAACGGCACTACTGGTATTTCTGGAGTTGATGGATCAGCTTCCGCACCAGCATTACAAGGAACAGATAGTAATACAGGAATAAATTTTGCATCTGATACTGTCAATATAAATACAGGTGGAACTACTAGGGCAACTGTTGATAGTTCTGGAACTTTAACTGTAAATAGTGGCAGTACAGATAACCCTTTTATATTAAATTCAACAAGTTCTAATGGAGCGCATTTAAGGTTTCAATCTAGTGGAACTACTAAACACTATATTGGATGTGGTGCTGGATTTGGGTTTGGTGACCATGAAGATTTAGCATTGAGAACTACTGATAATTTAATATTTGGTACTGGATCTACAGAACGTTTACGGATTAATAATGCTGGCGATATTATGTGTGGATCAACTACGGTAGAAGTTGGAAGAGGTAATACAACTATTGGTGTTACTTTAAGACCAGAAGGAAGAGTTTATTATAATAGCAATGCCTCATTTTCATCTTTTGGAAGAAATGCTGATGGTGCAGTTCTTGTTTTTACTAGGTCAGGTACAGATGTTGGAAATATTTCAGTAACCTCTAGTGCAACTAGCTATAATACAGGTTCAGATTACAGATTAAAAGAAAATGTAACTGCAATATCAGATGGAATAACAAGATTAAAAACACTAAAACCATCAAGATTTAACTTTAAAGTTGATAAAGATACAACAGTTGATGGATTTTTAGCACATGAAGTAACAGCAGTACCAGAAGCTATAACAGGCACAAAAGATGAAGTAGATTCTGATAACAAACCTGTTTATCAAGGAATAGATCAAAGTAAACTTGTTCCCTTGTTAACTGCGGCACTACAGGAAGCTGTTGCTAAAATAGAAACATTAGAAACTAAAGTAGCAGCTTTGGAGGCTGGATAAATGACAGCAAAGATTAAACTAAACGCAGCATCAGGTGGTGGTTCAGTAAGTTTTCAAGCACCTTCATCATCTAGTAATACAAGAGTAATTACGTTGCCTGACACAGCAGATGGAACGGTACTGACAACAACAAACCCAAAGGCAGGGAATATTATTCAAGTTGGTTCAACAACAAAGACAGATACTGCTTCAGCTAGTGTTGCTCAAGGTGCAGTTTCTAGTGCTTTAATATCTCTTTCCTTTACTGCAACGAGTTCATCAAATACATTAATCATTATTGCAAATGTGAACTTAGGATTTGAAACTGCCGCAAATATTTATGCGACTTTGTTGATAGGTGGTTCTGCTAGTGCTTTTAGAGGTGATGCCGCAAGTAATAGACAGAGAGTGTCTTCCGCTAGTCCAGAAGCAGGTTCTGCCAGTAATATTACAAATTTTAATATAGTTTACAGGTTAAGTTCTCCATCAACCAGTTCAACAGTTTATGGTGTAGCAGGTAGTCATGCACAAGATGCAACTAAAACTGTCTATTTAAATAGAACACATGGTGATGGTGATAATAATTATATTGCTAGAACTGCATCATCAATAACAATTATGGAGGTAGCGGCATAATGGCACTTGATCACGAAGCTATTTACAAAAGCCATTCAACGGTTACATCAATTGATGATTCTAAAGGTGCGTTTGACAAAGATGGTAAATCTGTAACTCTTGAGCAAAGCAAAATAGATACAGCACGAACTGAATTAAACACAGAGGCGGCAAAAGTTAAATACAAAACTGATAGAACAACAAATGGTGAAACTATTTACGCTTCTTTCGGAGATCAACTTGATATGTTGTATGCAGATATGCTCGCTGGTAAACTAGATACAACTGGAACGTGGGCTACCCACATCAAAGCGGTTAAAGACGCTAACCCAAAACCTAGTTAATTATGTCAGAGATCAAAGTAAATTCAATAAAAGGAGTAGGAGCAAGTAGTGCCGCTATTACTGTTAATAACAGTGATGGAACGTGTACTGCCAATATTACTAATAACCTAAGTAATAGAAATAAGGTAATTAATGGAGCCATGCAAATAGCTCAACGTGGTACATCTGATTCGTCTAGTAGTGGAGGTTTTACTTGTGATAGATTTGGAGTATATCCTTCTGGAACAGATGAAGCCCCTACACAAGCACAGGTAGATGTAGCAAGTGGAACTACACCATACACTTTAGGTTTTAGAAAAGCATTAAAAATAACAAACGGCAACCAAACAAGTGGTGCGGGTGCAGCCGATAATTTAAGAATTTTATATAAAATTGAAGCACAAGATATAGCTAATTCTGGTTGGAATTATACTTCAAGTTCTAGCAATATAACTTTATCTTTCTGGGTAAAGTCTAGTGTTGCACAAAATTTTTATGTTCAATTTAGGACTAAAGATGGAACAGAACAAAACTATACTTTTGAAACTGGTTCTTTAAGTGCAGATACTTGGACAAAAGTTACTAAAACAATTTCAGGTAATAGCAATCTTACTTTTAATAATGATAATGGAGTTGGTACAGAAATAAATTTTTGGCAGTTTTTAGGAACAGATAGTACTGGCTCAATGACTTTAAATCAATGGGCGGCTTATAGTGGTTCAACAAGAACCCCAGATCAAACCTCAACATGGTACACAACAAATGATGCAACATTTGAAATTACAGGAGTTCAATTAGAAGTAGGTTCAAATAGTACCGACTACGAATTTCGTAGCTACGCACAGGAGCTTGCTTTATGTCAGAGGTATTATTATAGACACGCAGAAGGAGCAGTAGATCGGATGGTTGGGTCAGGTTGTATTTATAACACGTCAATAAATATTGGTTATATACAATTTCCTTGTCAAATGAGAGCAACACCTTCTATGGATGCACCATCAGGAACAAATTACTATAAAGTAATATCAAATAACAGTACTCAATATCAACCTAATTGCACCATTGAAGATACTAATATTAATTGCTCTGGATTTAGATTTTCGGGAGGTACATCAACTACAACAGGACATGGAGCATATTTTAGATTAGGTGATGCTTCTGCCTATGTTGCTTTTAATGCGGAGCTTTAATCATGTCACAAACAAAACTTTATAAACTACATAAAAACATTGAAGGAAAAGAAGTTGCTGTAGCTAAAAAAGGAACTGCTACATCTGATGGAAAGGGTACTAATATGCTCTATATTCCATTTGACGAAGCAAACACAGATTACCAAGAGTACCTTGCTTGGGTAGCAGAGGGAAATACAGCAGAAAAGGCTGATTAGTGGATTATCCACAAATTGACCGACCAGACTTTCCAGATAGAGTAGAAGTTAATCTGCCAGAAACAGAATATAATTTGGTTCCTCCAAGGACGAATTTTGATTACCCAATGGCGGAAGTTCCATATCTAGATCCAGCCCTTCTTCCAAGTTTGGAACAGATAGATTCGGGTTTGGCAGATCAGGAATCCTCTGCTGAAGAAGAAGAAGCATCCGAAGAGGAGGTAACACCGCAATTAGAACAAGAGACAATACCGATACCCCTGCCAAACACCACAGAAATTTTATCAACTGAAGAACCAATAGCTACATTTAATGTACCATTTTTTGGTGAAATGCCTATACCTGCCCCAGAGGTCATAGCATCAAGTGTAATAAGTGCAGGCGTAGCGTCTACTGTAACTGTTGCAGGTTCAATTGCTATGCAAGCTGTTGTAGGGCAAATTAAGAAGATATTTAAAAAGATATTTACTAAAGTACTTAAAAAAGAAGTAGCTAATCTGAAGAAAAAAGATCAGAATTAGCATTAATATAAGTTCTAATATTTACTACATCAGCGCAAAGGTATGCATATTCTGAATTAGGATTAATCATATAACCTGCTGCATGAAGCTCTGCGCATTTCAAAACTCTCACTAACTGCTTATCATGCTCTTGCTTGCTTAGTTGTTCTTTGGCTAGTTCTAGCTTTACAAGTGCTAAGTCAGAGCATATATCATTATTAATACCAAGTGGAATCATAAAAGATAACTGCATACCCCATCCTTCATTTATGCTATATGTACCTTCTGTACTTTCTGCATCATTACCTGTATAAAACGGTGTAAAACTTAAAGAGGGTTGTGAACAAACTAAATCACCATATTGATTTTTACTTGTAGCACCTACATTTACATTTGTATTTTGATTAATAATAGATGAGTTACCTATAGCATTAGGACTTGCAATATTATTTACATCTTCTGCTTTAGCTAAATTTACTGGGAGAAGACTGATAAGGAGGTAATAACAGAAGTAGTAGTAATTACGTCTGTGATGTCGTGCTGTTCTATTAATTGATTGTTGGGTCTTGTTGTTATGCTTAAAGACCAATCTGCTGTTGGATCTGTCACTGTAAATACTGCGTCCCCACCTGCTATACCTGCTGATGCGGCTACAGATATGTTTGAACCTTCCCAAGTTGACACCTCCGAACCAAATACCTGGACTTGAGTAGTGCGGTTTATAGTTTGAGTTACATTCTCGGTACGGTTGCTCGATCCTGTAGTCCACGTTGGCTGTGCGTTTAATGAGCATGGTAATGCTAGTAGCAAACCTATAAAACATAGCTTTTTCATTTAACACCTACATTAGTATCTTTATTATCTCCTATTTTAGGGTTATTACTGTTATTTTGACCACTTTTCTTATTTCCTACTGAAATGCCGTAGCTACCTAAAACACCACTAACTAAACCTGCGGTAAAAGCTCCATCAATTCTTACCTTTCCCATATATCCTAAAGTCATCATTGCTAATGACCAGGTAAGTATTAAAAATCTTATAGCGTGACCAAAAAGTTCGCCCCATTCTATACCTTCTTTTTCTTTTTCTTCCATAGTTACTTACTTAGGTTATTATAAATATAGACATAAACAAAAGATAATGGTAGAAGTAGTTGCAGCATTAGGTGGTGCATTATTAACGGCTTGTTTTGTTTCAGTCGGTTCTGTGTCTTATAGAGGTAGACAGTCAAGAGATGATTTAGTACGTAATACAACAGCTATAGAATTATTAACAGATAAAATAGATAATATGCATGATGATATGAAAGAAGTTTTTCATAGGCTTAAAGAAGTAGAACTTGCTGTTGCAGAAATTAAGCCTAGAAGGTAAAAAAGGCCACCTTGCTTTGCAATGGGGATCAGGTAGCCTAGATGACCAATTTAAATTTAACGTTTACAATATAGTAAAGCAAAACAAACTATGTACAAACTTTTAAAACCTATACTATTACGTTTCCTTTCTACGACAGGATGCAAAAGGTTAATAATTGATCTTTTACGTGTAATCTGCCAACAAACTACAAATACATTGGATGATAGGGCTGTAGATTTGTTAGAGCAGAAATTGTTCCCTAAATTAAATTAATTTTTAATTTGTGTACAAGCCAACTCTACACCTGCATTACAATCTGCAAGTGTCATGTCATATAAAGCTGATGAAAAAGCTGTAAAAAACAATCCTGATGCAGCTAACATCATTAGAAAATTAGACATTTAAAAAACCTCTCGGTGTTGTGCATATTCAGTATTACTTAAGGGTATACCCCTGTCAAGGTGTTTAATTATTTTTATTTTTTTCTATATCTAATACTCTTTGCAAAGGTATAGCAGCTACTTGTACTACAACTGAATTGCCTAGTGATTTAAGTCTGTCCACCCGATTGGATAACCCATCATCTCCTCTACAAAGTGTGGGTTTAGATGCATATTGT